TGCTCTGAATCTGGAGAGGTGGCCGACAAGATTAAAAAAGCCATCCGGGACGAGCATGGCTCCATTTCGTCAGACCGGGAATGGGCGATCGTGTCCGAACTTGGAGATGTGCTTTGGTATGTAAGTCAGTTGGCGGCCAACTTAGGGATCTCCCTGGATGAAATTGCCAGAACGAACCTACGAAAACTCGCAGACCGTGCGGGGCGGGGGAAGATAGGAGGGTCAGGGGATGAGCGATGACTATGAAGTTATAGTAACCTTTATCACTTTAGCGACCTTTGCTCTGATCTTGGCGTGTCGGCTTTTGGAGGTGATAATATGGACCCAATAGAACTCATTTACACCTGGTGGTTCGGAGATACGGAGGTTGAGGATGAGTGATAACATAATTGCCTTTAGCAAAGATTTATTTAAGGCAAAGACGGATAGTGATTTTGTTGAATCATGGCTGGATGGAAAGTCAAGAAAAACCCAGCAGCAGTACATGAATAAGTATGAAAGCTTTAAACGGTACATTGATGGTATTAGTATCAAGGAGGCTGAGACAGGCCATGTTATTGGTTATCTAAACCAATACTCTAATAGCTCTAAGTCTACGATTTTAGCTTACAAGTATATCCTTGACTCAATGTTTAGGCATGCATGCAGGATAGGGTACATGAACTTCAATCCAGTAGATCATATATCATTAGTTTCTAAAGCAAGGAGGAAGGCTGAATATTTTTTAAACTTTGATGAGATAAGTATCCTTGCCTCCATGTCTGGGTCTGCCAGAAATAAGGCAATTATATGGCTTATGTTTTATGCATGCGCTAACCCTTGGGAGATAGCCAAGCTAAAAGTCAAGAATATTATCAATGGTGAATTGGGCATGTTTGTTCACCTACCTGGGAAAAGGACAGAAGGGAGTCTCTGTACTAAAAAAAGATATGTAAAAATTAACGATATCCAAAGACATATCAGGCCACACCTTCGAGAAAAAAGTGGGAATGACCCATTGTTTGTGTCTCGAAATAAGAAGGGACATTTGTCTCCTGAGATGATCTGGAGAATTGTCCGGGCGGCTGGTGAGCGGATAGGCAAAGACGATGTAACGTGTCAATTAGTGGTTAGGTCTGGAATTGAGTATTGGGCAAGTAATGGAATGGACATGGTTAGCCTAAGTAAGTTTCTTGGTTTATCAGTGGGTTCTGTGCGGAAGTATTTCAAAACTCCAACAGCACATGATGTGTCTGTGGAGATGGATAAAGTTTCTGGAGGTATAGAATGAGCGATAGAGGTCAAGTCCTCCGGGATGCCCTGGAGGTTATAAACGGTGAACGGCAAGATCAATATGGGTCGCCAGAGGATAGCTTTGCATTGATAGCTGAGTATTGGGCTGTGTATCTAAGAAATAAGATCCAGAAAGAAAGAGGGAACATTGATGTTAATGATTATATATTCAGTGAGTTTATACAGGGTGATGACGTTGCCTACATGATGACCCTGTTCAAAATTGCCCGTGAAAACTTCCAGCACAAGAAAGATAACCTTGTTGACGCTGCGGGATACCTGGGGATTGCCGGGGATATGTTTGATGACGACGACCCCGACATTGACGATACGACCGGGGAGAGCTTGGAGGGCAACCCGGTGTATGAACCCCCAAATTGTTGTCCTGATCGAGATCAAGCAGCACCTGACTCACTATCATTAAAACAAATACGTAAAAAAGATAGTGAATGGCTAGAGAAACTTAGAATACAACTTGCTGAGCTTGAAAAGCAGCAAGCCAAACAGCCAAGCCTTGCTGATCTGGTGGACTGGGATGAAGCGTTTGCTGAAGAAATATACGCAATTCAGATGGAAGATGGAGATATTTGGGTATGCGAACGTTATTGTGTCAGCAGCAAAGGGCATTATAGGCCAAAGGGATTACACCATTTACATAAAAGGAATGCCCCCCTTGCCCACGACTGGCGTACCCCGCTCAAGCGGCCAGCCAACCACACCTATACCGACGAAGAACCCGAGCACCGCATCCGCCATGATGCACCAGGGCAGGATATTAGGTGGACTGACAGCAAAGCCCCATCCGACGTGCCACCGTACCGTGATGATGCTGAGGTGTTGAGTGTGCGGAGGGATAAGTAACAATGGTAGCAAGTTATGACTAAGAAAGCATGGACAAGTAAAGAAAGGCACGCTAGCAACCTGCTGGAATATTTAAGTAACCCGGATAATGAATTTCTGTCCAGGCGGGAATATGCTAAGCAAGTATTAGGTTACAAACGATCCCATTCTATATATGGGACATTCACCCCTGATGAACTCTACGACATAGAGCAACAGGCCCTGGATAATCGACGAAAGAAGTACGCAAGTCAGCTTGCAAGGATTGATGGAGCACTGTTCCAGCGTGCGCTTGAAGGTGATCCGCAGGCTATTAAGCTCTGCTATCAGAGGTTCGAGGGGTGGAGTGAGAAGCAGCAACGAGAACTTACAGGCAAAGACGGCAAGCCGATCAAGTCTGAGTCCAAAGTCTTAGTTGAGTTTGTGGACCCGGAAGATGAAAACTCCGACGATTAAGGTGCAGCTACCCAAGAAGCTTCACTGGGTATTCTCCGGCCAATCCCGTTACCGTGGCGCACATGGTGGACGTGGATCGGGAAAGAGCATGGGGTTTGCCCTGATGTGCCTGCTTCGGGGCATGGAACGGCCTATGCGTATCCTGTGCGCTCGTGAGATCCAGACCACGATCAGGGATTCGGTTCACCGTGAGCTAGTGAGTGCGATTGATAAGTTTGGTCTGGAGGACTTCTACAATTACGGCACGTCATACGTTCAAGGCACAAACGGGACTGAATTTCTATTCAAGGGCCTGCGGCACAACTACAAAGAAATCAAGTCCACTTCCGGGGTCAATATCTGCTGGATTGAAGAGGCAGAGGCTGTGTCTGAGGATTCATGGCGGGTATTGATTCCCACAATCCGCGAGGAAGGCAGTGAGATTTGGGCTACGTGGAACCCGGAAGATCCAGAGAGCCCGGTGCAGGTCAGACTTGTGGATAATCCGCCGGACAATGCCCGTGTTGTAGCTATGAACTGGCGCGACAATCCCTGGTTCCCTGATGTGCTGGAGGAAGAACGACAGCACGACCTCAAGACAATGGACATTCACCTCTATAACCATGTTTGGGAAGGTGAATGTATAACCAGAACCGGGCTGGAGATTTACTACAACTTTGACAAGAAGACCCACGTCTCGGATGAGGTTGAACAGGACCAGAACTTGCCTATCTTGTGGTCACACGACTTCAATATTGCTGATGGCAAGCCCATGTCCTCCTGCCTGTGCCAGATCAAAAAAGGCGAAGACCACGAAGGCAACAAGCGGACAGAGCTTCATATCTTTGACGAGATCGTGATTGAAACAGCCGATACGCATACCGTGATTGACGAGTTCAAGGAACGGTACGGCAAAGATAATGTGATTATTTACGGTGATCCGGCGGGACAGGCCAGGGATACCAGGTCCAAAATGACCGACTACATGATTCTCAAGGAACAGGGATTTAAGAAGCAGAAAGTAGCCAAGGCTCACCCGCCTATCCGTGACCGTCACAATGCTGTCAATGCCCTGCTCAAAAACGCAAGCGGTGATGTCCGGGTGAAGATCCATCCCCGGTGCAAGACACTTATCAAGGGCTTGCAGACAGTGAAGCTCAAGCAGGGATCACAGTACCTGGAGGAAGAGACATACCCACAACATATCACAACTGCTTTGGGCTACTTGATATGTCAGGAGTTCCCAATCCGTAAACGCGAAGTCAAACCAATCCCGTCCCTGGTGCGGATGGGGTGATGAGGGGTGAGAGTATGGCTAAGTATAGAAAAAAGCCAGTGGTGATTGAGGCAAATCAATGGTTCAGGAACGGCGATCATCCACAAGATGATGTCACTCGTGGGGGGACCACTGCGAATGGTGAAGAGTGGGAGGGACTTGTGGTGCGTTATTTTCGACAACCTTACGTTTTGGCTGATAAGATATGTGACCAGTGTGGACACTTCATGGAGCGTCATGGTTGGATAGATACTTTGGAGGGCGGCCACACAGTATGTCCCGGCGACTGGATCATCAAAGGCATTAAGGGCGAATTTTACCCCTGCAAACCAGATATTTTTGAGCAAACATACGAGAAACTGGAGGACTAAATGCCAGACAAACGCTTAGACCACCAACACCCCGCCCTTGATACCCAGGGGCCAAAGTATCTGATTTGGAACGACCTCTACCAGGGCGGCGACAACATGGAGGCCCAGGACAAGGCCAAGAAGTACCTGCCCAGGCACCCCTACGAAACCATCAAGCAGTACGATATCCGGCTGCAACGGGCAACGTACCGCAATCATGCCGCCCCCATAGTCCAGGTGTTTAGCTCATCCGTCACTGAGGGCAACATTGAGCGTGTATTACCGCCCCAGATTGAGGAACTGACCCAGGACGTGGACCGCTCCGGTAGCACCGCAAACCAGTTTTTCAACGACGTGATCACTAAGGCGGCGGCGCGTGGTGTGCAGTTTGTGGTAGTGGACAGCCCCCAAGGCGAGGCGCAGAACTTGGCCGAAGCTCAGGCCCAGGGGATACGGCCGTACTTTGTCCAGATCGAGCCCTGGCATGTACTGGACTGGCAATTTGGAGAGGACGGGCGGCTGGAGTGGGTCAAGCTTTATGAGTATGTGGAGACAAGCGCAGACCCGTTTGAGGGACATCAGTTTCAGGAGCAATACCGCATCTGGTACCGGGACCGCTGGGAACTGTGGGTGCAGGAAGACAACGGTAATGGCGGGACGGACATCAGACAGATTGACGAAGGCAACAACCCGACAGGGCGTGTACCACTTGTGCCCTTCTACTTTGAGCGCAGTCAACTAATGGTGGGTACGTCTGCCCTGGATGATGTGTCCAGCCTGTGCAAGCGCGTGTTTATGCGGGACAGTGAACTGGATAAGAACTTGTTTGATTCTGCCGTGGAAATCGCTTGTTTCTATGGGTTTGAAGAGGACGAGCTTGATCAGTTTATCCGGGCCAGCACGAACGGTTTACGCAGTAGCAGTGCGGATTCCAAAGTTGAGTACGCTGCACCAACTGGCAGAGCATGGGAGGCTTTACGCAGGGCAATAAACGAGGACGAAGAGCGCATACGCGAGATCGCTCTACGCATGGTTCGGCCTGACAGTAAGCAGGTGGAGAGCGCGGAGAGTAAGCGCGAAGATCGGAAGCAATTGAACTCGCAGCTTGAACGTTTTGCCCGGAACTGTGAGGCAGGTGAAGAGCAGTGTTGGCAGCTCGCGGCGGCCTGGATGAATACGGAAGGGACTGAGATCGAAGTCACTTACGATAAGGATTTTAACGAGGACGATATCTCAGACAGGCTGTTGAAGTTTCTTGTTGACGTTAGGAGAAAGCCGGATCTGAGTCGGGAGACTTTTCTACGTCTGCTGCATCAGTGGGGGTGGATGCCGGAAGATTTTGATGTTGAGGAAGAGATGGACAGGATACGCAATGAGCAACGCTCCAACCCCGCGTTCACTTCTCTGGCTCAGAGACTGAATCCAGAGGAATAAGCTGGTCCGCATATTCGGGGTGGTCGCGCAGGATTTGACGCCTGCGGGCCTCCTGAGCGTCTTTGACAGCCTTGGCGTAGTCCCCGGTCCTTAGCCCCCACTCCATGAGTTTGCGGCGACGTTCCGGGGTGAGCTTCAAAATGATCTTAGGCGGCAAACATGACTCCAGATGAAAAAGTTGAACTATACCAGATCATACGCAATATCCGCTGGAGGTATCAGCTTGATACCAAGTTTGAAGATCCTGCCCTGGAGGAAATTGGAAAGATCGTCTCTAAAGCTCGAAATGAGATCATCAACTCCCTGGAGGGCAAGCACCCGGAAGATTACAGGTGGACAGATCAGCGAAATGCCGAATTGCTTGACGAACTGAACGAGTTGACCGTTGGCGTCAAAAACCAGCTTGGGAGCAATGCTGAGGATTTGGCGACCATAGCCTTTGAGAAATCAGTTGAGGCGCACAACTCCATTATGAGCCTAAGTGGTGCAGCAAGCAATGTCAGTTTTCTCCAGCTTGCCCCTGAACAGATTAGCGCATTTCTGGAAACCCCGGTAGGCGGCATGCAACTCAGTGAATGGGTCAACCGCACCTTTGATTATCCCCTCCAAGAGCGTTTAGGTCAAGAGTTAGGGGCCGGTATGTTCCGGGGTGAGAGCTACAAAAAGCTGGTCAAGCGCGTTGATGATGCCCTTGGTGAAGCCGCCGAGAACAGTGAAACCCTTGTCCGGTCCTGGGTGCAGGCAAGCAACGTCGAGGCCCAAAAACGGGTCATGGATGCCAACGCGGATATAGTGAAGGGTTGGCGTTGGAGCGCGGTGCTGGAGAATGGAGACTTCAGTAAAGGTGTGGGTACGTGCTTGCGGTGCATGTCTCTTGATGCTGCAAATGAGGTTTATCCGCTTGACGGTGGGCCTGAAATTCCTCTGCACCCAAATTGCAGATGTGTAAGGATCACAGTAACCAAGACATTTAGAGAGCTTGGAATTGACATTCCTGAACTGGACCGGGCTATGCGAAATGCCAATATCCGGGGGAGTATTGATCCGCTCACTGGCAGCATTGAACGGGGCAAGACAGGCACAGGTGGCTTGCCCCTGCTGAGCACACAGAAAATAGCGGGTGGATATGATGAGTTTTTTGAAACCCTTGGTGCAGATATGCAGCAAAAGATCCTGGGTAAAGGCCGGTATGAGCTTTGGCGACAGGGAAAGATCAGGATTGAGGATCTTGCTGACGCCAAGGGAAAGCAGTTGACGATTAAGGAGTTGAAGAAATGACCCTAAAGACAGTACAGAACCAAAATAATACCAAGTCCACCTACCAAGCCTACCCATTCGGCACACAAGTCAAGTTCGGCAACGATCTCCAGGGTGAGATAATCGACGTGTCGTTTCGAGGCCCGGCAGCCCAGCCTGTATACTTGGTGGAGTGGTGGGAGATCGAGACGGGGCTGAACAAGGCTGAGTTGTATGAAGAACAGTTACGGGTTGTGAGGTGACACATGACCAAAATCCTACCCATGCAAGACCACTCCCCTACCGGATGGGCTACAGGCGAAACGATGTGCCTGGCCTGTGGGCATGTTGGCGCAGCTGTGATCCCTGTCGGGCATATTCATTTCATGGAATGCGAGGCGTGCGGGTGCATGAAAAAGGTATTTCGGTATCCACTGAGCAAGGGCGATGTGGTGTGGGAATGCGAATGTGGCAATCGGTTGTTTGAGATTGTGCCGCAAGGTATTCATTGTCCGATGTGCGGGAGAATGATTGATGTGTGAGGTGAAGATGCAGACAGCCAAAGACATGCGTGACCAGCAGGCAAGGCCGGTGCCGGAGGGAAATCTGTGTCCATACTGCGGCAACCAGCTTGTGGTGTATCAGACCGTGCGAGGGCGGGTGCGGACTGTGCGGGTTCATAAGTGCACGATT